ACTATATAATATCACTGTATAATTGAAATGAAGGTAACTTAAAGGTTATGGCAAAAGGATTTACTGTTAAAGCAAAAGCACCAAAAAAGGAAGAACCAAAATGGGATATTCCTGCTATTAAAGAAAGATGGAAAGGAAAGACTATAGTATTCTGTTTACCTGGTAGAGGTTGTTCATATACCTTCTTAAAGAATTTTGTTCAACTGTCCTTTGATATGGTACAGTCTGGAATGAGTATTCAGATATCTCAGGATTACTCTTCTATGGTTAACTTTGCACGTTGTAAGTGTTTAGGTGCAAATGTTCTTCGTGGTGCTGATCAGAAACCTTGGGATGGTAAGTTACAGTATGATTATCAGTTATGGATTGATAATGATATTGTGTTTAATGCTGATAAGTTCTGGCAGCTTGCTGATCTAGCAATCCCTGCGGAAGGTGAAGAAAGAAAGATCGCAGCAGGCTGGTATGCTACAGAGGATGGACATACTACCTCAGTTGCTCACTGGTTAGAAGAGGAAGACTTCCGTAAGAATGGGGGAGTTATGAATCACGAGACTGTTGAGTCAATGGGCAAACGCAACAAGCCTTTCACAGTTGACTATACAGGTTTTGGATGGGTGTTGATTAAGAAGGGTGTGTTTGAAGAGATGGAATACCCTTGGTTTGCTCCTAAGATGCAGGTCTTTGAGTCAGGTGCAGTTCAGGATATGTGTGGTGAGGACGTGTCTTTCTGCCTTGATGCTAAAGAAATGGGTATTGAGACATGGTGCGACCCTCGCATACGTGTAGGACATGAAAAGACAAGGGTTATTTAAGATGTCGGTGAATACCCAACTCAAGACAGAGGAGTTATGGGATTTATCCGCAGAGATCCTCACCGAACTTTCTCGTAGGGATGGAGTTTCTTACAGAATTCAAGCAACCGAGGAGTCAGTACAACGTAAATTGGAGGAAATTAACTAATGCCAATGCTATCAAGCATCAAAGATGGGAGTTACAAGATCCCTCGTCCGAAAAAAACTCGTCAAGGCCGCTCGTCTCGGACACTGTTATCCGCAACGTCTCGAAATAAAGCAAAAAAAGCATACCGAGGGCAAGGAAAATAATGAAGGAGGGTTAAGTCCCTCCTTTTTTTATGTTAAATAGTAAAAACATACCAAAATTATGGAAAACTCCAAGAAAAAAATGCTAAGAGAGGTGTCTAACGACCATTTAACTCCTAAAAAACGTGATGAATTGGTTCAAAGTGAGATTTTTGGAGATTTTGAAGAGGATGGATTAGATTATGAAGTAGATTCGATGACTCTTACAGAATAGGAGTATACAATCCTTAATAAATAAACAATAATTGGTGTATTAGAGTGCCACTAGAACGAGTTAGTCAAGGATTTAAAGACATTAGCATGACATTTCAGGCAAATCCCCTGAATGATGACCTTATTGCACTCAAAAATGAGAACGCAATTGCTCGTTCTATTCGGAATATTGTCTTTACATTACCTGGAGAGAAGTTTTTTAATGCATCCTTTGGTTCTCGCATCACTGAATCCCTTTTTGAAAACATAGATGACATTACTTCTACTATAATTGTAGATGAAATTACTCAATCCATTGAAAATTATGAGGAAAGAGTCAAATTATTGGATGTGCAAGCATCACCAAACTATGATAATAACAGTTATGACCTAACTATAAGGTATTTGATCATAGGAAGAGACATTCCAGCACAAGAATTACAATTCGTATTGCAGTCAAGTAGGTAAAAATGCCATTAGCTAACTTTTCTAACTTGGATTTTGACCAAGTTAAATCAACTTTACAAGAATATCTTAAATCTAACTCGAATTTTACTGATTATGACTTCGAGGGATCTAACTTTTCGACGATTTTAGACGTTCTGGCATATAATACTTACATTACTTCATATAATGCTAACATGATCACTAATGAAGTGTTCATTGATACAGCAACTTTAAGAGAAAATGTCATATCTTTAGCAAGAAACATTGGTTATGTACCCCGTCCAAGGCAAGCAGCAAGGGCAACAGTGTCCTTCTTTGTAAATACTGAGGGAATTACACCTTCACCTGCTTCTCTGACTCTTAAAAAGGGTCCTGTGGCAGCTTCACAAGGATCTTTTGGTAATCAATCATTCGTTTTTTCAATTTTAAGTGATATTACGGTTCCAGTTTTCAACGGAATTGCAGAATTTAACGATGTTGAGGTTTTTGAAGGTACATTATTGACACAAACCTTTACATATTCATCAAGAGTTCCAAATCAGAAGTTTATTTTACCAAATATTGGAGTTGATACTGATTTAATCACTGTTTCGGTACGACCAAACGAAGCATCTACGACAGAAACCAAATATAGTTCTCAAAATAGTCTTTTTGACGTAAAATCTGACTCAAAAGTCTATTATTTACAAGAAATTGAAGATGAAAGATATCAAATATTCTTTGGTGACGGTATTTTTGGAAAAGAACTTGAAGATGGTAACTTTATTAGCATAGATTACATTACATCTAGTGGAGATTCCGCAAATGGACTGAATTCTTTCAATTTTTCGGGAAGAATCCAATATACACGTAATGCTCAGAGTTATACAATCACTTCTGGCATCTCTTTGATGACAACTGGAATACCTGCATCAGGTGGAGAGACAATTGAGTCTGTAGAGTCTGTTAGAAAGTTTGCTCCAAGGATTTATTCGTCTCAAAATAGAGCAGTAACCTCAAATGACTATGAATCTTTAATTCCATCAAGAATTTACCCCGAAACAGAGTCAATTTCCGTTTTTGGAGGTGAAGATCTAGTTCCACCCCAATATGGAAAAGTTTTTATTAGTATTAAACCCAAAACTGGTGATTTTTTACCCAATTTAATCAAAGAACAGATTAAATTAAAATTAAAGAAGTATGCGGTAGCAGGAATTATACCAGAATTGCTTGATTTAAAGTATCTTTACATTGAAGTTAATTCAAACATCTATTATAACACCAATCGTGCTCCATCTGCTGCATATGTTTCTTCCGTGGTTCAAAATAATGCCACTAAGTATGCTGAATCTTCGGAAATGAACAAATATGGTGCTAGATTCAAATATAGTAAGTTTTTAAATATTATTGACCAAAGTAATGAATCCATAACATCCAATATTACAACGATTTATATAAGAAGAGATATAAGAGCAGTATTAAATGCTTTTGCTGAATACCAAATTGGTTTTGGGAATGAATTTCATATTAAGAGTATGAGTGGATATAATATCAAATCTTCTGCATTTAAAGTAGCTGGAATAATGGATGATGTTTATATTTCTGATATTCCTAATACAAATAAGATAAGTGGATCTTTATTTTTGTTTACAGTACCTTCAATAGCATCTCAATCTCCCACTATTATTAAAAGAAACGTAGGATCTATCAATTATAAAGAAGGGATAATTACTATTAATCCAATTAATATTCAATCTGGAATGCAAAAAGATGGACAAACCGTTATTGAGATTTCTGCATGTCCTTTTTCAAATGATGTTATTGGATTACAGGATCTTTATTTGCAACTAGATATTAACAATAGTAGTTTTAATACGGTTGTGGATGAAATTGCTTCTGGTTTAGATCCATCAGGTTCTAACTATATTACATCTTCAAGTTATGCTAATGGCAATTTAGTTCGTGCTGGTGGTCGTGATGCTGCTACTCAGACAACTGTTGCTCGTGATTCTACACCATCTACATCTACATCTACGTCAACAACCGCATCAACATCTGGTGCTTCATCCTACTAAGATAGAAAGATTATAAAATGACAACAAAAAAAGTACAGTTTAACAACATTGTTCAGAATCAACTGCCTCAATATGTGCAGAATGAATACCCATTAGTTGCTGAATTTTTAAAATCTTATTATCAAGGTCAGGAATACCAAGGTGGTCCTGTTGATTTGATTTCAAATATTGATGATTATGTAAAAATAGATAATCTTACCAATCTCACTTATTCTGTGGGATTAGGTGCAACTGTTGGAATTACAAGTGATGCTATTGACGTTGATATGCAAAACTTTCCTACAGGAACTCTTGGATTCCCAGATTCCTATGGATTGTTAAGAATTAATGATGAAATTATTACATATACTGGAATAACCACTTTTGGATTTACTGGATGTGTTAGAGGATTTAGTGGTATTACTTCTTATAGAGATCCTACTAATTCTGAGGAATTGGTATTTGAATCCACAGATGCAGATGAGCATCCTAAAGGATCTACAATAGAAAATCTAAGTTGTCTTTTCCTTAAAGAGTTTTTAAAGAAAACAAAATATCAAATTACACCAGGTTTAGAAGGTAGGCAACTTACTTCTGATTTGGATCAACAAGTCTTTATAAAACAGTCAAAAGATTTTTATTTAAGTAAGGGAACTGATAGAGGTTTTGAAATTTTGTTCAAAGCTTTATATAATGAAAATGTCAATATTATAAGACCTCGTGATTTTCTTTTTACACCATCAAATGCTAACTATAAGATTACTAAAGATTTTGTAGTACAACCAGTTAATGGAAATCCTCTTGATTTAGAGTTATCTACTTTATTCCAAGATGAATATAAGGATGCTGGTATTGAGAAAGCATATGCCCCTATAACGCACGTAGAAAAGATCCCAGTGGGTGTTGGAGAGACTTATTATAAGTTTAGTGTAGATGCTGGATATAACAGAGATTCAAGGGTTGAGGGTGCAACTTATGGTACATTCTCTGTTTCTCCTAGAACCAAAATAATTGGTGCAGTATCAGCAGGATCTACTATTTTTGATGTTGATTCTACTGTTGGATTCTCTACTGAAGGTGAACTTCATTTTAGATATATTGATAATACAGTAGGAATAAGTTCATATACTTCTAAGAATTTAACTCAATTTTTTGGATTAACTGGAATAGCCAAAACGATTACATCAGCAACAACTGTTGGTATTAATAGTTTTGCATATGGATCTTCAGTTCTTGATCCAGATGAAACTATTGAGGTAAGAATTACTTCTGTTATTAATTCTCTTGAATATGATAATGCAAGTTGTCTTTATGGAAATGGTGATGATATAAAAATTAAAACTTTAGGTATTGGTGATACTGATTATAAAATGAAAGGTTGGTTCTATAATGTTTCACCAACTTATAAAGTAAAGGATATTATTCTTATTGACGTTTCAGACTTTACATATGAAGTTATTACTGATGTTGACCATCAATTTAAAGTAGGTGATAGAGCTGTTATTTCTCGTTCTTTAGGTGAAAAAACTTCTTTACCTTCTTCAACTATAAGTCAAATTACTTCTTCAAGATCTTTTATTTTGAAAGAGCAAGGTGAAATTGATTTAACTGACAGAGAATTAAATCCATATATTATAGAAAGAAAACTTTCAAAAGCAAATGCGATTAACTTTCCTGAAGCTTCTGTATATAGTAGTGATGTTCAAAATGTTTATAAGCAGAAAAAGACAGAAAAATTATTAGTTGCATCACCATCTATTCCTTCTTATGATTCTTCATCTTTAGGTGTTAATGCTAAGAGAATTATATTTAATGGTAATTTTAGTGGAGATACTTTTAATATAATAGCTGATGCTACTACTCCTGTTGGAGTTCCTATTTTTGATCATGGATTCTACACTGGAGATGCAATATACTATACACCACAGATAGTTAATGATGTATATGTAGACCCTACTAGTGGTACTAAATTAGATAATTTCGTAATTAAGTCATTCTTGTTTGATGAGGGTCTTTATTTTGTAAAAAGAGTAGATGCTAATAGTATTAAATTAGCAAAAAGTACCCCCGATCTTTATAATGAAAATTTTGTTGTTATTGATAGCAATAAAACTACTGGTATTGCAACAGACAATAGGATTGAACCTTTTACTTTTCACCAAGAGACTTTACAATCACAAAAATTAGTAAGATCTATTAATCCACCAATTAATACAGGAACTGTATATGAAACAACTCCAGGTAGTACTGGTATATTAGTTAATGGTGTAGAAATTTTAAATTATAAATCTTATGATAAAGTTTATTATGGAAAATTAGAAAGTATTGATGTTCTTGCTCCTGGTAGAGATTATGATGTAATTAATCCTCCTATTACTAAGATTACAGATTCTGTTGGAACAGGTGCTACAGGATTTGTTGCTGTTTCTGGTTCTTTAAAGGAAATTAGAATTATAGATCCAGGATTTGGTTATCAAAGTAAACCAACCATAGCAATAACTGGAGGAAATGGAGAAGGTGCAGATGTTTCTATAAACATGCAAGAAGTAGTTCATTCTGTTCCATTCTTCTCATCTTCAAGTAAGGTAGGACTTGGAACCACAGGAACTTTATCTTCTACAATCGGATTTTCAACTTATCATAAATTTGCAAATGGTGAACAGGTACTTTATATTACTGATAATCAAGATGTGGTTGGAGGATTAACTACAAATGCAACGTATTTTGCTTCTGTTGTTGGATCTGGTGGAACTACAATAAGACTTCATACTGATGAGGCTGGTGCTCTTGCAGGAATTAATACAGTTGAACTCACCTCTCGTGGTGATGGAGTACAGCATATAAGATCATATAAAACAAAATCTTTAATTGAATCTATTAATGTAATTTCAGGTGGAAGTGGATATGAGAATAAAAAGAGAACAGTTCAACCTGCAGGTATTACTACATCTTTAAACCAAATAAAGATTGTAAATCACGATTATAAAGATGGAGAAATTGTAAATTATACATGCACAGGAACTCCTATTACTGGATTAACAACTGCTACAGATTATTATGTTTGTTTAGTTGATAAAGATAATTTTAAATTAGCAAGTGTTGGTATTGGAACCACTACTAAAGATTTCTATTATAGAACAAATCAACATCTTGATTTCACTTATATTGGTGTAGGAACCCATCAGTTTAATTATCCACCTATTAGTGTAACTTTAACTGGAGAAGTTGGAGTAACATCAGTAGGAAAAGAAACTTTTGAAGCTAAAATTCAACCAATATTCAGAGGAGAAGTAACATCCATCCATTTAGCAGATAATGGTGTGGGTTATGGTTCATCTGAAATTATCAATTTTAATAGAGAACCCGATGTAACTCTATCTTCTGGGGTTGATGGTCAAGTACAACCTATTGTACATAATGGAAAAATTACTGAAGTTATTGTAGAAAATAAAGGTCAAGATTATATTGCTCCTCCAATTTTATCAATAAATGGTGATGGAGCAGGTTGTGTAATTACTCCTGTTTTAAAGACTGTAGGAATTGGAACAAGTGCCACATATCTTTTAGAAGAAGTTAAAGTTATTAAAACTGGATCTGGATATACAAAAGAAGATACATCAATAGATGTTATTTCACCAGGATCTGAAGTAAAACTTCGTTCCAATATTCAACAATGGACTGTAAATTTATTTGAAAAGTATTATCAAGGTGAACAGGTAACCTCTGATGATGGAATTCTGGTAAATGGATTAAATAAAGATCTTGGTTTACAATATACACATTTATATGCTCCAAGAAAACTTAGAGAATCTCTTTATGCAACTAATCAAGAAGGAACATCTCTATATGGGCAACCAGATTTAAAGAGAGTTAATGGTCAAGAAATAGAATCTACAGACCATTCTCCAATTATTGGGTGGGCATATGATGGTAATCCAATATATGGTCCTTATGGATATATTAAAAAAGAAGGTGGTTCTGTAACCCAAATGAAATCTGGATATGTTGAAGAAGCAGCTTCCAAATTAAATAGACCTCCTTTAACTGTTTTTGGACCAGGTTTCTTTGTTGAGGATTATACATTTAAAGAAGTAACTGATGAAACCGTATTGGATGAGAATAATGGAAGATTCTGTATAACTCCACAATTCCCTAATGGTGTTTACGCATATTTTGCAACTATTAATGATAGTGGTGCTGAACAAGGAGGACAATTTAACAGTTATAAATTGCCCATATTCCCATATCTACTAGGAGATAATTATCAATCAACTCCTGAAGAATTTAATTTTACACAGTATTCTAATCAAGATGATTATGTAATAACTGAGGATCTTGATTGGTATAGAAATACCGCACCTTATAATTTGATTGAGGGTGATATTACATATTCCTATCTTTCTATACCAGATAATCTATCCCAAACTTTAGATATTAAAGGAACTAAACCAGGAAATATTGAAAGTATTGGAATTACTACTGGTGGAAAAAATTATAAAATTAAAGATAAGATAGTATTTAATAATGAAGGAACGAGTGGAAGTAAAGCTGCTGCTACTGTTTCAAAGTTAGTAGGTAAATCTGTTAGTAGTGTAAGTGTTGCTACTAGCACTGTAACTAATGTAGAGTTCTATCCAGGTCCACAACAAGGTCAATATACAGTTTTATCATCTGAACCATATAAATGGACTAATAATGATATAGTTAATGTTACTGGATTATCGACTACTTCTTCAAATATTGAAGGAACATATAATGTTGGTATTACTTCTAATAAGTTATTCTTAGCAGGTGTAGGAACTACTGCAGTTGCTATTGGTACTGATGGTGCTACTGGAATAGTTACACATTTAAGTGTTTGGGGAGATTTAACATTCCCAACTATTAGATCTAATGACATTCTTGGAATAGGAACAGAACAGGTAAAGGTATTAAATGTAGAAGCACATTTATCAAGAATTAGAGTTCTTAGAGCAATTAATGGTGTAACAGGAGTTTCTCATACTATTACGACTGAACTTCTTGAAGATCCTAGAAAACTTACGGTTAATCCTGGAGTTACTACAGATTATGAATATCGTCAAAATAAACAAATTTATTTTGAACCTAAAGAATCTGTTGGTGTAGGAACTCTTTCTGCTGTTGGAATGGGAAGTACTCTTGTATTCTCTAATCCTGGAGTTGGTTTAACTGAATTATTTGTTTATCCAAAGGAGATGTATGTCCCCAATCATGATTTAAAAACTGGTGATAAGTTAACATATTCTCCTGGTAATGGAGCAGCTATTACTATTTGGGAAGATGGTAAAGCTGGAACGGGAATAAAAACATTGGTTGATGGACAAACTCTTTTTGCTGCAGTTAAAGATGCTAACATAATTGGTTTATCCACTTGTAGGGTAGGTTTAGGTACTACGGGTACTTTTGTGGGCATTGCAAGCACACAGAGAGACTCTACAACGTTCTTCTTTGCAGGAATAGGAACTGGAGTATATCATAGTCTTAAAACAAATTATGAGGTAATTACAGGAGAGGTTAATAGAGTTAGAGTAACTGTTTCTACAGGAGAAACTCATGGACTATTAAATAATGATCATGTTTATATGAATGTAAGTCCAGGTATATCTACAAATATTATTGTTAAGTATAATGATTATAATAGAAAGATAGTAATTGATCCAAAATCATTTACATCAGCAGGAATAAACACTACAACTAATGCTATAACAATAACGAATCATGGTTATAGTACAGGGGATAAAATTATTCATACTGTAGGAGTAGCATCTGCTATACCTGGTGGTTTAGTTGATAATGGAACATATTATATTGTTAAAGTTGATGATGATACAATAAAATTATCAAATACGCAATATGACTCTACTGAAAAAATACCATCAATAGTTGGGATTACCAGTGCTGGTGATGGTGGAATAATTAATCCAATAAATCCTCCAATCAAATTATATAAAGATTGTACTGCAGTATTTGACGTATCGGATTCTTCTTTATCATATGTTAATCAATCAACAGATTATTCAGCTTTTAAATTAACTTTCTATAGAGATCAAAACTTTACTAAAATTTGGGATACATCCACATTAACTAAAGACTTTAATGTTGTAAGAAATGGAGCACCTGGAATAACAACTAATGCTAATGTTACTTTAACAGTAACAAAAGATATTCCAAATGAATTGTATTATAAACTAGATCCAATTTATGATAGTAATCTTCCTGATGTTAAAAAAGAAGTTAGTGTAGATAAGGAGGTTGTTTCTGCCAATCAAGTAACAATGGTTGATAGTTTATATAATGGTAAACATAAAGTTAGTATAGCTGCTACTAATCAATTTAGATATACTCTACCAGTTCTTCCAGAAAAGGATTCTTATGGATCATTGTCTGATTTAAGTTATGAAACTGATAGTTTAAATGCCTCTGGTGCAATATCTGATTTTGAAATAAAAAATCCAGGAAATAATTATTATGCTCTTCCAGGTATCACTACAATTAATAGTGTGGATGGAAGTGATGCTATTGTTGAGGGTATAAGCACATCTATAGGAAAAATCAGGACTGTAAAATTAAGAGAGATAGGATATAATTTCCCATCCGATCCTACATTGATGCCTAGTGCTTCATTACCTCAAGTAATTCAACTTGATGCTCTTAAGTCTGTAGAATCAGTTGGAGTTACTTCATTTGGTAAAGGTTATATTTCTTCACCAGAATTAGTAGTTATTGATGGATTTACAAATAAACCAGTTTTTGATCTTGATTTGAAATATGAATTGGGTAATCCTAATGTAGAAATTTTAAAGAATACATCTGGTATTCATGATACTCCACCTGATATTATTCCAACTAAGAACTCTAATGGTGTTGGTATTGCTACTGTTGGATTTAATACTATTAGCAAAAATGTAACTGTTACTCTTGCTACTGGATTTAGTACTGCTAATAGTTTCCCATTTGAAGTTGGTGATAAAGTATTCATTGAAGGTATTAGTGTTGGTTTTGGAACAACAGCAAGAGGGTATAATTCATCAGAATATGATTATAAACTTTTTGATCTTACTGAAATTGATGAAAATCTAGGTGGTATTGGAAGTGTTACTTATAACCTTACTGACTTCTTTGGAGATTTAGCTCCTGAACTGACACCAGGAACTTATGATTTTGTCAATTCTGCAGGAAGAATTGTTGCTCAAAAGACTTTCCCAAGATTTACTGTTAATCTTACAAAATCAAATGATTATGTTCCAGGAGAAACTGTTACTGGATCTATCAGTAGCACTACAGGTGAAGTTCAATACTGGGAACCAAATACAGGTATTTTAAGAGTTTCTGCTCAAAAAGATTTTGTTATTAATGACATTATAGTTGGAGGTGCTTCTGGAACTCAAGGAACTGCTACATCAATAAAATCATTTGATGCATATCTTAAATTAGATGCTACTGCAAGAGTAGAAGGTGGTTGGGAGACAGAATCTGGATTCTTTAATAGAACACTTCAAAGATTCCAAGATAGTGATTATTATCAAAATTTATCCTACTCATTAAGCTCTAGAGTGGACATGGAAGTTTGGGATGATCCTGTATCTACATTAAATCATACTATTGGATTTAAGAAATTTAGTGATTATCAATTAGAGTCAACCCCCGATCAAAAAGATTCTCTAGTAGTTGGTTTATCTACGGAATTATCTGCTTATACGGTTGTTAATGATTTACAGTCAGCTGTAAATATGCATACTGTTTTTGATTTTGATTTAGCATCCGAAAACAATTTAACTATTGGTTCTGATACAGTTTCTAATGAAATAACTTTCTCAAGTAGAATATTAAAAGATTTCCAAGAATCTATTGGTAACAGAGCAGTTTCAATTGATGACTTTAGTGGAACATTTAATAGTTTCCCAAGATCTACTAGATTTACAACAGTTGCTTCTTGGACTTTAGCAGAAAGAAGAGCATTAAAATATTTCCTTTATGTAAAAGATAAGAGATTCACTGCTCAAAGACAATTAACTATTGTTGACATTGTTCATGATAATGATTTCGGTTATCTTAATCAATATGGAAAAATAGACACTGTTACTGATCAAGGTGATTTTGATTTCGCAATTTCTGGTAGTACTGGTGAATTAAGATGGTATCCTGTAAAATACTCTGTTAATGATTATTGGATTGCTAGTCTTTCCTTTAATTTGGATGATAATGCATT